AAAAAAAGAATCCATTTGGCCTATTTGCCCTAAAGTTAGGCTAGATAAACTCTCATGATCAGAAGTTTCCAAACATGAGTACTGACCTGATCCCTGAAGTGGAGGACCATCATACATTACTCGTAGACCCGCAGCGGTCACACGGTATCGTATACCTTGTCCTGATGCATTAGTAACCAACGATGCAAGTGTATACTGTGAATTGGTGTTTGAAGCACTATCGGTCATAGCCGCTGCAGTATCTAGTACTGGAAATTGTTCAAACACACTTGAGATCAATGACCGCGAAAATATTACGGGTGCGTCACTATTAATCGCAAGATTATAATTATTTGCTAACCTCCAAGGGGCAAACACTACATAAGGTGTTCTACCTGCAAAAGCTCCGAATGCTCCTCTTGCGGTTACAAATCCTTTATTGGATTTTACTCCTATCTCTGCAGGAATACATGGCATCATTCCCATCGGGAGCGATTTTGGAACTTTCTCCGCACAACTCATATCAAAGAAGTAGAAAGGACAATGCAAAGCTGTAGCATACACTTTTGCGCACGGCGACAACTTTATCATCCCTCTTTCCGCTTTAGTCCGATTAGGTTTATAACTTGGACCACGAGGTGGGTTGCGAGCTTGGAGAGTTCTCGTAATAGGTTTCGGTTTTGCCTTGTTTCGTCTATTAAAAGATCGAACATACGCTTGATATTTCTTATCGCGTGCGTCTTTAGGCATACCTGTTAACAATTTTATGTTCGAAGCGATATAAGCTTCTTTTGACATAATCGGTTGTCCGTTACCATAAGGATTAAAACTTCCAACCTTGAAAGTGTCCCAAAACGTGTTAACACACTCATCTTCAGTCATTTTGTCCAATTGGGCAAATGGTCCTGTATCCGGTAATTTCTTAAATTCCAGAGTGCGTAACATCCGAACTATCGCACGTAGTTCGGGGTGGGCATCGGGGGCCCACACTTGAATCTGCTCGTTTACTTGGCTATTCCAGTCTTCAAAAGCTTCTATTGCAGTTGCTCCTGTTCCCAGAATATTCATAGGTGTACTACCAAATATACAAGTGGATGCAGAAACATATCCGCCTTGGGGTGTTACCCTAGTTAAAGGCTGCGATATGATAAATTGAGTGGACGTTTGTCCATTTCCATATGGGTTAAAAGATCCCTCGTTTTTCTTCGAGTCATGATCTTCTTGTTTTCCCACGAGGTCCAGATTTAACCAGATCTTTAATAAAGGGGAATCCGCATGTATACCATGTTTACGATAGGAATGCTGTTGTTTGAGCATTCTATCTATCGCTACATCACAAAATCCTAGCTTTTGCAAACCCAGATCAGTAACGTAATCTGTTATACCATACGTTCCTTCTAACCAGTCCGCGGTACATTCCCACAAAGCACAAGCTTCACAGTCACATGACCACTTCTGGTTCATTATTGGTGCCAACATTGGCGATTCTTTAATAATTTGCTCCTCAGAGGGAGCAGGAAAATTGACAATTGTTTTTGTCACTACTGGAGTTTCTTCGTTAGTTCGTCTCCATGGCGACATTGCAACCATCTTATTGTTATTAGGAGACTCATAGGGTGTGGGTTCTGCCCACACTCCACGACTAATCTGAGGTAAGAAGTTAACACTAGGTGCTAACCCACATCCCCCAAATCTCATTGGATGTCCAACGACCCTATAGGGGCCTTCTTTCATCGTTTGAGGCGTGAATTCCATGGTCTCAATATCTTCTTCAATCAACTCCACCATCCGCATAAAGCTGGTGTTATCGTCTCCGATACAGTTATTATCTAGTACTTTTGACATCGCACTATAAGGTAATGGGCCTCCGCCCCCGACTCCTTCCAATCCGGAATAGAAATACTTAAGCTGTAGATCAGATGGAGCCCCCATATATATGAACTGTTTCATAAGCGGACTTCCTATTCTTGTTGAAAAATACTGCAAGCATTTAAGATAATCCACCCGTAAGTTCTCCCATTGTGGATGGGCATACGATAACACTAATATAGCGTAAAATCGTTGAATAAATTTCTCAGGATCCAGACGGTCCTTTGAATAACATATTGGTAGCAACAACCGGGATAACGACCACTTAGGTAGCACCTGTTCTCGGAACTTTACCATTGTAAATCCTAGAAAAGTCAAATCACCAACAGGCAATTCATAACCTCCCACAAAGAATTTAAGTCTCATCCCATGAAAATCCAAAAGTCGCTTCGCGACAACTTGTTGATCTAAGATCACTGAGAAAGACTTCATTAAAGCGGACATATTATCGTCCCCAAACAAAGCGACCAACTGGTCCACAATTTTTTGGAAGCTAGGTAGTCTACCTTTCTTTAGCTTGTAGACATGGCATAAAATATCTGCCATTATCTCCATACCTGCTTCAATATTATTAGCGGTGGTCATACCGGAACCAGAATTATTTCCAGTAACCCGCCATACCACATCACCATTGGATAGAATTATCATAGATAATTTTAACCCTTTGGTGATCCAAGCAGAAAATTTATGTAAATGTTCTGGATTGGCTTTACAAAAACACCGATGTCTTCTATCGGCCGTAGAGTGTAGTGATACTACACGATCGTAACCCTCTGCATCCCAACTTAAACGCACCGGATACAAAGGGCGACCATTCTTAATTTCATTCATTTTATCCCATAGGGATCTAGTGCCCCCACTAAAAGGGGAAAAACCGTATTTCGAC